TCTCCACCTCATAGTCTATGGTCAAGCTCTCCTGATTAGTCTTAGTCACAGGGAGCTCTGAGCTCTCGGTGGATATACGCGAGAATAATGTCCCGCTGTTCGGCGCGGTGCTACCGCCTGAGAACGCTCCAACCTCATTTATCGTTCCATTCGCTTCATTAAGACCAAAATACACCGATACATATTTCTTATTACCGGACGACTGACTGGACGCCACCGCCTTGCGCGCCGTCTCATTCTCCAGCTTAGTGTCCGACCCCGCAGGAGCAGTAGTCCCTGAGCCAACCGCTATATAGTCCAGCGTGAGCGCTGACGCCAGTATAGCCAGACCACTATCCACGATGAGATTGCGCATCCGATACTGTCGCGTGATACGCCCATGTCGGTCACGGAATGTCAGAGTGAATATCCCGCGAGTTTTGATTTTATCGGTCATCATACATATATCATACCATTATGAGCTGAGAGATAAAGTGTCAAGCCCATGTCGCACCCCTGTCCCACATCGGCACGCGCTTAGGGTCGTCTATCCCCGTAGGGGTGTAGTCACCCCATACCCACTGACGATTGTAGTTTTTTCTGACCTTGACCACCTGCGACATGCTCACCGTGTCATTGAGATGCCTGCGCCCGCGATTAACCCTCCACTGCTCAGATGTCTGTATCTGCTCATAGAATGTCATTATGGTATCTACCGTCTCGGACGCGTCACCCAGCCCTCCGATGACACGCTCGTCCTGTAGGAGGAGTAATCTCATCAGCTCTATAATCTCAAACGCTTTCACATTAGCGAGCTTCACATCATATCTCCACCTCTGCCCGTGTGGTGTCATCCTGACCTGTTGGATTATATACTTCTCAGCCGATATCCCCAAAGCACTAGAGTATACATAGATTTTCTGCCCTGCCTTAAGTCCGTCCCTGTATGTAGAGAATGTCGCCTCGGTGATAGTCTGCGAGTATGCGTCTATCTCTGCGCGCGCCCTGCGTCTCACAGCATCCTTAGTTTTGAGACTGCGGTCTATTATACGATGCTCAAACTCACCCTTGGATGTGTCCGGAGCTTTCATCTTGACCAGCAGAGGCAGGAGCGGGTCTCCTGTGACCTCTATAGTAGCTCCGTCTGCAGGCGCAGTCGGAAACACAATGATTTTCTCGTTTCTATTCCACAGACAGTCAAACTGCGTGGGGTCGTCCAGTCCCTCTACGCCTACCGTCTGCGTCACCCCATTGAGCTTCACCGTTGGCTTAGTGTCGTATACATACGGCAGAGTAAACCTCTTTCTCTGTCCGTCACCCCTAGATAGGGTATCAGTGGTGGTATTCCCTACATAGTCAGACCCGATGACATATATCACATTCCTGAGCTGACTGTCATTCTTTAGCAAACTAAATGATATTATAGTATCGGCATCATCGGTGCGACAGTCAAATGGCGCGCGATTATCTCCGCGAGGGACAAAGTCCAGTGTCTTGTCCGGGTTTATCCACCAGTCAAAACCGGCATACTCTGCAAGAGACCTGATAGCATCTGAAGGTTTCACATAATTGAACGACACGCCAGACAGGATGATATTAGTATCTACGATATTCCCCTCTGATATATCCGGTATCCCTGACAGTATATCCCTGACTGTCTGCGCTATATCCTGATTTTGGTAGTTATCCGCCACGAGTTTCTTGTCCAATAGATGCTCCCACGACTTAGCTACTATCTCATACACCCCGACATCACCCACGACACTAGCCCTATGCTCAGTTATCTGACCAGCCCATATCATCACACCGTCCTTATACACCTCTACGACATCAGTCACGCTTGGACTGTAGCTCTTACCAGCGGTTTTATTATATCTAAACCGAGCGACATCCACCTTAGAGCTGACATTCCACTCAAGACTAAAGCTCTCCCTATCTATCTCCTGCGTCCTGTCTGTCCCGTTGATTTTAATTATCATATGCGTATGTAGTTACGGATGGTTTCCACGATTTTATTCGCTACATCCTGCGCGCCTTGCTCATTCATGAACATACCGCCATTGATATTTATAGTAATACTACTGTCATTGCCCCTCCGGTGATATGGTATGACCTCCTCACCTCCGTGGAGTATCGCAGGCACGGGCTGACCCACCGGAGCATTCACTACACCACCGAGCGCATATCCTTTCACAGCCGAGTATGCAGTCCGCACCGCGCTCACAGCCGTAGATATACCCGTTGCCCTACCGGCTATACTCATAGCTCTGCGAGCTATGGATATCAATGACGAGAACTGACTGCGTAGTGATGATATGCCGTTCTTTATCCTATCTATCCATCCCATCAGAGCCAGCATAGCGTCAGATATCTTATCTACTACCCAGTCCACTACACTCTGTATCTCATGCCATACATCCAGCCATGTCACCTTGACGCCATACATCTCAGCTATTTGATTTTTAAGCGCTGTAGTAATCAATGCGAACAACCCTAGTACTATAGTGATAGGGCTGGTGATGACACCAAGAGCCACCGACAGAGCTGTCACCGCCATAGTCACAGACCCTAGCGCCAGCCCCAGCGTCCCGAGTATAGCCACCATACCGGCCATCGCGGTCACGCCCATCAGTATCTTAGCCGTCAGGTCAGGGTTTTTATTTATCCATTCAGTTACCCTCTCTATCACGGGCTGTATCTTTTTGAGTAATCGCTCTATCACAGGTATGAGCGCGTTACCTATTTTTAGTTTTGTGTTCTCAAGCTGAACCTTGAGCTGTGCCATTCTCTCAGCAGATGACGCGGTGTAGTCACCCAGCTTATTCATGGCCTCCGCTCCATACTTAAGCACCGCCTGCGTGAATGCCACATCGCGCGTCATGCCTTTGTTGGCCTCCATGAGGCGCAGTATCTCGGCACGGACTTTACCTGATGAGATACCGAATGTATCCAGACGAGGGATAGACTGATTGGCAAGCATAAGTGCGAAGTCCTCCATCGCCTGCGTAGCATCTGTCCCCATAGCCTGCCCCAGACGCACCGCCATATTCATGAGCGTTTTCATCTCATCACCGGTAGATGCGATGCCCATCATCGCGAAACGGTTAGCTGACTTCATCAGCTCAAGGTCATTCACCATTCCCAGCGTAGCTCTCCGCAGGTCTGATATGATAGCCGGGCTCTCCTCCATAGAGCGCATGAGTTTGTCAAATGTGTCTCGCACACGCTCAAATGTCTGTGCATCATATGCGAGCTTACCTATCATGGCTGACATAGCTCCGAATGCGACCGCTCCTGTGTTTCTCATTCTGCGAAAGATAGGTTCAAACCTCTGTATATTATTCTGCACCTCCACAGCTTTCTTTTGGAGCTTGTCCAGCTCGCGTCTCACTCCACCGAACGCGCGGTTTACCTTGCTCTCCGCCTCAAGTATTATCTTGTATTTTTGCTTATTCATACTTTTTTGTTTCTATTCTTAAGGACGCGAATAACCGCCTCCAGCACCCACTCAGGTTGCCTGATATAGGTGTGGTAGTCCCATCCTGTCTCTAGGAGTATCACCGCGATATTGTCGTCCTCTATTCTGTTCCGGGAGTATTTTTTTTTATCTCGGCTTTAATCTGCTCAGTGTCCTGCTCCGGCAGAGAGAGCACCGCATCCACGACATTATCAGTCTGACCATTCACCGAGACAACAAATGCCTCTATCTCTCTGTGCTCTGACTGTCGTATCGCCTCAGCCATACCTTCTGACATCTCAGTCTCACCACCACCTATATTTGCCCTGACCCTCACAGCAGAGAGTAGCGGAGCATTTATTTCCTCGCGTTGCTTTCCTGTTATCCACTTGCGCAAGACCACCTCCGCTCCAGATATCTTAGTTTTAATTGTGTATGTGTCTCGTGTCTCCATACCTAGTAGTTAGCTTTAGTATTGATAATTGTAGCTTTAGCTATCTCAGCATCCACCACTGAGTAGTAGGCATTAAAGTCCACTGTGACGGTAGCGAGCTCGCTCTGCTCATATGATACCGGTGTCGCCTGTATCTTTACATTGTATAGGTCTATCGTGATAGATGGGTTAGCGTTTACTGTTCCGATTGTCGTTCCACTGTCCTTGACCTCCAGTCTCATAGCTTTCTTGGCGTCACTCATCATCCACTGACGATACTGGTCGGTATTGAATACTAGCTCAAGCGAGCCGGATATCTGTATCTGACCGTTGAGTATATCGTTGTAGTCCTGCGACCCGAGACACTGGTCGGTGATGACACCCTTGTCTATAGATATAGATGCCACGCGTGTGCATATGGCCTGAGCCGTGTCTAGTCCGGATATCGTATCCGCAAATCTCACGCTTGCGTGCTGAGGCAAGAAGTTATACTGATTAGATGCATAGCTCGGAGTGACCAATACACTCTCTCCGCTCTTAGCGGTATACTCCGCAGTGAAAAGGAAGTATTGTCCGAGCTGTAGATTAAGCTCAAGCTTAGACATCATAGCAAGCGCATACCTGAAGCTCGCTACTGGGTCATACTTGAATATTGTATATGATGGATGTTGTGAGTTATTCGCGAAAGAGAAGGTGTGCTTGTATGTTCCGTCTCCCTGAGCTTGAGATGATACCTGACCGAGCGCCTGTAGCATGAGGTCACCCGCGCTCACTACCTCTACCTTACCCTCTATAGATATCTCAGATTTCTTGGTGACCACAGCGTCACCGACAGCATTAGCGAGCACTCCCACGCTCGCCTCGTCCACTACCTTATCAGGCACATCATTAGCGCTGATAGATGTGTATGGGATAAAGACATCGGCGCTAGCCTCAGCAGTGCCTCTGCTCGCCTCCTTAGCCCATCCTACACCTGCTTGTCGTCCTATGAAACTCATACTTCTTTTTTATTTTTAGCTGATAATTTTTCCGCTTTTTTTTGAGCGTCCCGAGTATCTCTAGCATCTATCACGCGACCGACTGACGGCACGAAGTAGCGAGTATCTTTTGCTTTATCAGATTTAGTATTTTCTATCATTTTATTTTTTGCTTTCATACTATCATTTTAGCACTTGTGTATATCTCTGAAAATGTCAAGCTACTGACCCTGATAGCTAAATTGCCGTATCGTATGAATATTGAGAATGATGTCCACCGCTATCTTATCCTTAGACCCCTCAAAGGTATATGGCTGTGTGGTGGTCGGCTCTACCCACCCACCCTGCAGGTCGCCGTCCAGCGTGAGGCGCTCATCCAGATAGTCCATCACTGTCTCTACCGTGTCGTCTATCTCGTCCATCTTATCCGCCTTGTTCGCATTATTAAAAACCAACGCTATTCCTACGGTATATACCCTATCATGCGAGCAGTTGTCCGAGTGTAGCGACTGGGAGATAAGTGTAGGCATCAGCACCGCCACAGGATACGATGCAGACTTCAGGTGGAGCGGGTCTGCGATACTGTCTGCATTAACCTTGCCTATAGTCCCGGCAGTCACGAGCTCGTCCAGTATAGCCCGCACCTTTATTTTTATGTCTTTGATTTTTACATTCATATTTTTACTTTTAGTGACCCGATAACATTTTTTACTGCTCTATCAAAATGCTTGCGTATATCACCATATGACGCCCTGAGTATCCGGTCGTAGTAGTTATTGAAGCTCGCCACCCAGTCGGCATATCTCACAGTAGAGTATATCTCGGTATAGAGCGCATCTCTCCTGCTCGCGAGCGCCTGCACAGCTGTAGCTGTATTGAGCTGAAACATTCTCTGGAGCATTCCTGTTCTTTTAGCCCTCGGGGTCTTAAACTGAAAATACTTATCTACCTCGCGTCTCTGGATAGACATCAGCGATGCTCTCATGGCCATATTAAGCTCCCGCACCGTCTTTCTCGGAGCAACCGTAAATGCATGCGCTATCTGCTTCTGCTGTGGTAGTTTTAGCTTTATATCCATACCCTATAATTATCTAAGACCCTGCGGTCAAAATCATCCAGCACATCAGCCCATGCCGTAGTGGAGGTATCATATGCGGTAGAGCTCTCACCCTCATGTTCCATTTTCCTGAACTGTCGTATCACGATACGCTCTATCAGCTCACGCAAGTCCTCAGGTTGCTCAGCCCCCTTATACCTCAGCTCCACCCTATCCAGTCCCGGACTGAAGTCGTAGTCTATAGACCCATCGGACAGCAGACGGTATCTAGAGCTATCCACCGTGACATACTTCTCCCCGTCCCACTCCCGCAACGAGACTATCTCGCTGGGACGCACTCTCGGATAGATAGGTGGCTCGTCAAATAAATCTACACGCTCCACTGTGGCATCGCCGTCCAGTGGCATGGATATGTATCTTTCCACGAATGCTATCGCTCCGGATATCAGACTATCTATCACTGCATCAAAGTCAGTATCCGATATAGATAGCTTAGCTTTGATTTTCACCTTATCAGTAATCATACATATATGATACTCGTATATCATCTAAAAGAAAGTGTCAAGCAAAAAACCCTGCCGGTATGGCAGGGTCTCTGCGTATCACTGATGACTAGGCAGGCATCTCCTCAGTCTCATCGTCTGTATCATCTGCCTCAGTCTCATCGTCTGTATCATCTGCCTCAGTCTCATCGTCAGATGCTCCTGTAGCCTCAGGCTCATCCTTGGGTGCTTCATCATCCTTAGTAGCTTTGCGAATGACATCGTCACCTAGCGCCTCTGCAACCTCGGCGTCCAGCTCTATCACATCATCGCGTTTAGCATTGATACCATTGTATCCGAAGTCCCTGAGTGCTACATATTTTTCTTTATTTTTACTCATACTCTATTTTTTAAGATTGATAATAGCAGGCTGAGGTGGTAGCCCGCCCATCTACTATGTAGCAGATGCCTTGAGTATAGCGTATGCGCTTACTCCTGATGTGGCAATGTCGCCATCATGGAGTAATTGCACGGCATTGCGCGCAGAACCCTTCACGAGCACGATGTCAGAACTGAACTTCTCGCTCGCATCAGTTGTCACACTGAAGCCCTTGCGTTGCACCACAGCCACACTCTCGCTGAGGTCACCGAATACAGCTATAGGTGCGTTAGCTTGTGGTGCGCTGAACTCGTCTGACAGGAATACCGGATACCCGTCTATGTAGCCGACTGGTTGTCCCTCCACAGGACGACCATTAGGTGCTACAAGGATATTTTTGTTTCCTTGAACGACATATGCGCCAGACCCATCCTTGATTTTGCGGATGCCAGCCCATGTCACTCTATTCATATAGAATGCTGAGCGTCCGAGCACCGCGCCGGATGGCTTAGCAGTTAGGTCTATCAAGTCCTCGTAGGTAGGCAGGAATGTTCCGAGCGCTCCGGATGTCACCTGCACAGGAGCATTAGTAGACCCTGTGAGCGCAGTAGCGATTTGTCCATCCATAAACAAACCGTAGTGCATAGCGAGCACACGCATGATGTATGCCCCCAAGTCCTCAGGCGCACTGTCCTCTAGCGCCTCCTGAGATACACCTATAATCTGACGCCACTTCTTGAGTGTGACCTCTTTCACACCGAAGCCAAGGCTCTCACTGTCGCGTCTAGCGCTCTCAGTGTCATATCCTCCGTGTGATGTGGAGCTCTTACCAAACACCAGTTTGTATGTTCTCTCGCGAGAATTGAACTTAGCGCTATCACGAAGTAATACACCGTAGGTCTCAGCCAGTGTGAGTATACCCTCGTGTAGGTCAATGAACATGAGCTCTTGTCCTGTCCCAGATACAGAGCCGTCTATCTGCGTATCAACCTTGAGGCGTAGCGCGTCATCTGCTAATTGAACACCGAACATCTCTTTGACGGTGTTACCCAATGCGACAAGTGTTTTCTCAGAAACGCCTGTCTTGAAGTCCACCTCTGAGCGTGCAGACTTGAGCTCTGCTAGCTCATCCTGCAGAGTTTTGACCTGCGTGCTCACAGCAGACACTTCCGATTTTACCTGTTCCGCAAGAGTTTCTTGCACCTCATCAAAGGCGCTTTTGAACTCCTCGCGTATTATTTCTTTTACTTTAGGCATAGCGAATAATATTAAAGCTGATAATACGGCACTATGAGTGCCTAAAATATATGCCTTTCGCGTGCCACCTCATCACGCTATTTGGCTTTGTTTCTTTCTTTTTTTGCGTCTCGCAAGATAAGTGAGATGCTCCCTGCTACCCCTTGTAGCTCTTTCACAAACTTGTGGATAGATTTCTCATCGTCTACATCAATGTCATCATCATCTGACAGCCCGAGCATCTCAGATATAGCTCTGATACTTTCTTTTATCTCGGATATCTCTGACCTGATGCTCTTTATCTCATCGCTTTGCTCATCTTGGTCATCGTCATGAGTATCTGTATCATCGCCTGTCTGCATCTCAGTGCTGTCAGTATCGTCATATGTCTGCACCTCAGTATCATCATCCTGTGTGTCATCGTTGTCGTCCTGCTCTATGTCGCGAGTATCAAAATCAAGTAGTCCTTTAGTCGCCATTGCCTCTACGGTGTCCTCGCCGAACTTCTCAACCGCAAGTGAAAGCGCAGACGGGTTCGCCGGAACAGGAACAATAGAGAACTCAAGTAACTCGGCTTTAGTGATGATGCTGTCGTCTTTCTCATCTCGCTCTTTCACGATAAAACCGACAGATACAGTCTTGATGAAGCCCTCGTCATACATACGGCGGAGCGTCTGACTGCGCTCATCACTCGCCCATATACCCTCAGCGATGAGTTTATTTCCCTCTACATAGACACGGGTCGCCTTGCCTACCGGCATTGAGTAGTAGGAGTGAGCAAAGAGAACAACAGGGTTTTTCCTGTAGTTATCCAGCTCCCATCCGTCCACCTTTATTATCTCACCGGCTCGGTCACGGGTCTCATCTGAGATGACAAACTTAAATGTTCCGTTTCTCTCTTTGAGCTCCTTCTCATCACTTTTCATTAGAGCGTCAAAGTCCTCGCTTTTTTCCTGAAAGCGAGCGATTGCTTTCTCAAGCTCTTGTGCGAATGTCGCGTTTAAAATCTTTTTCATAATATCATTTTATCAACTTATAATTCCGCTGAAAATGTCAAGTCATCTCTTTAATGACCTCGCGTAAAATCTTTATTGTGAGCTCTCCGGCATACTGACCATTGAGGTCTCTGAGCGACCTCTTGCCACCTGAGCCGTCCCAATTCCATCCATACGGCTCAAAGCGTTTCCAGTATTTCTCGTGGAATGCTCGCACCAGTGAAGCGGTGTATACCCCGTAGTATGTCGTTGGCTCAAAGAGCTTTCCCTTACCAAGAACAAACAATAGCGCTTTCTGTAGTGTCCTGACCGCCTCACTGCGCCTACCGCCCACCTTAGCAGACTTCACCGGTCGCAATGCATAAGGGTCAAAACCAAGAACAACATTATCTACCTCAGGGAGCTTACCTCTTAGTAGTGTCTCTATCTCTGGAGTATACTCTATGACCCGGAATGACATGCCTGCTACACGCCACGCGTCCTCTGTCATTATCCTCACACCTCTACCGATACGCCATACACGCCCAGAGTTATATGAGCTGTCCAATGCAAACAATGCTCGTTTACCATTGAACATGAATGGTAGTGTCACTATGAGTAGAGAGTGCGCGCCGAGTATCCTATCAGTAGGTCTCGGATTAGGTATATCTCCATTCCACCACCCGGCATATGATTTGATGGATATCTGCATCACCCTGAGACCTTTCTGCGCCTCAGCCATAACTACACGCCATAGTATTTCAAAGTCATTGCCCCAGTATGCTCTGTGGCTCTTGATGATTTTCAATCTGACCGGAGCGAGCTTCTCATCCGGATGATTATCTCTTGTGTTTTTCAGCAAGTCTGCCGTGGTCTTAGCCACCGGAACTACACCCCTGAGTGCGATGCCTTTCTTTGCCACTCTCGGTATAGCCCTGTCAGGATACATGCCTGCATCTATGCCTATATCCTTAGTCTCGCGGTCTATGTATATATCGTCCTCAGACAAAGCAACAGGCACTCCATATATCTGTCTCGTGACCCACTTCACCGCATTAGTGATAGTATGCGTCACGCACTTGCCCAGATACTGCTGTTCCACCTCTATCAGATTTTTTTTTAAGATTTCCACCGCGTCCTCATAGCTATACACCTTTCCTTGAACAGGAGATACCGTCCCCGCTGGCGCATCATCCTTGCTCTCTATGACATCTCTGCCTCTGCGTTGCTCAAGTTCCTTGATATATTGCTTGTCTCTGATTTTATTCCATATATAAGCAATAGCCACCTTGATAGCCGGTAGGTAGATATTTTTCCAACGCCTCTTGAAGCCCTTACTTTGAAAGTGTCTTTTGATTTTGTCCATATGCTCTATGATATGCTAAACCGCCTAAAAGTCTAAGTGTCAAGTAAACTATATATCTCCTGACTATCCCCATCCCGAAACTCCTCATCTTATCCAGTATCACACAGTCAGCGTCTCTCCGTGATATCCGGATGCGCCCATGATATCTGCTCTCCTTAGTGACCTTGTCGTAGATATACACCTCCACCTCATGCGTCCGGTAGAGATAGTCATGAGCTATAGCGGGTATCATGATACCCCAGTCCATAGGAGAGATGAGCCACCATGCCAGACGGGGGATACTCGCGAGGTCAGTGTAGAACCCTGCTGGTATCTCAAAGGCGACATACTCGCTCGGTCGCAGTCGTCCGAGACACTTAGTCCTAATATATAATGGCTCAGCCAGCACTTTCTTGCGCTCGCCGAAAAATGTTATTGTAACTACCTCGCTGAATTTCATACAAACAATTTAATCGTCAAAAATGTAACAAGCATGGATAGTATTATTGCCACTATGAGTGGTATCACTGCTTCTTTCATATGCGATTATTATTCACGATATGTATCTTGATATCCTTGACCACCTCATGCGTTCGCTCCTGTTGCTCCAGCACCTTGTCCAGATACTTATTCTGCTTCTCATGCTCCTTAGATATCTCAGAGAGCTGAGAGATAAACTCCTTGAGTATCCGGTCGTTAGTTTCCTTATTGTGTTTGACGATTTTATCCAAGTCGTCCGAGAACGACCTCTGTAGCTCCTTGATAGCGTCAAAGTGCTTGTCTATCATCTTGGGGAAGTATCTTAGTGCGAACAAGAACAAAAGCAGAAACATGGTCGCTATAAGACCGCTCTCGCTGAATGCTTTATCTATCAATACATCCATACGCTAAAATGATATCTCCTCAGGCAATAAAAAGCATCTACACCCCGAGTGTATCGGCGGGTGCTTGATTGCCTCAAACTTCAAGTCCAATTTATGCTTGCCGACCTGCAAGCTATCTCCTTTGTCAAAAAACTTCTCATCTATACCGACCGTCCGCTTATCCATAGCGCTACAGAATGGGCAGACCTTCTCGTCCTCTGCCGTATACCACACGATTTTAGTCACCACTCCGCTCTGCTCATATGCGCTCCTGATAGCAGAGTTTGCGGTCGTGAAAACGATATCCTGAGCGAGGTGTTTAGCCCTATATTTACTGATATTTTCAAATACCGAGCTTATTCTTTGTTCAAGCTCCTTAGCGGTCTCTCCCTCCTTGATACCCTCGTTCACCTCGTCATTGATGAGCTCCAATGTGGTCTTGTTGAAGCTCTCCGCTCTGAGCATAAAGAGATTGCGAAGTGCTCTCTGTAGCTTCTTGTCTTTCGGGTCATAATTCCCGGCTGGGTTATCTACCAGAGCGAACGCATTCTTTCCCTCCTGCTCAGCCAACGCCTGTATTATCCCATCCGCCGATATTCTTAGTGTTTCCGCTTCTTTTTTGACATCAAAGCTCACTAGCGTATCCTTGCTTTTCTTGACACGCTTGCGTATTTGTTTCACTACATTATCATGTAGCTCATTGGCTCTCTCCAGTATCACTCTCTGTAGGAGTATCTGCTTCTCGGATACGCGTCCGGTGAAATCCTTGTGGAGTTTCTCAAAAAGAGCTCTCTTGACCTGCTCTGCAAGCTCCCCAGATGTGGCCTCCACCTTGCCTTCTATTTGCTTTTTTTTGTTGTCAATAGCGATACTTTTAGCGACCGCATTTTTCACCCTTTTGGGTGGGGTAACAGACAGTATCAATGGGGTGGATAATGCGTCTCCACCGTCCAGTGGCTCAAGACCTTCCTCTGCTCTGACCTCATTAGGTGTTTTCCATGCCTTTCCCGCAAGAGCCACTTGTTTCTCCTTGAGCGCGAACTCTTTATCCTGCGGAGTAGGGTCTGCGTAGTCTACGAACACCGTATCGTCATCAGTGAGCGCAGGGACTATCTCATAATTAATGAACTCCTTGAGCTCGTCCAGTATAGGTTTGATTTTGAATTTCACAAAGCCGTAGTATGCTCCATCCACATTAGCTCTCCCGGATGTGTCCACATCTCCCAGTAGCTCCTTAGGCACAGAGAACGCCTTGAGCACTTTCTTGATGTGTTGCTCCTCCTGAGCAGTCAGCTCCATCTCTTTTGCGTTGAGTGAAAAACGAGTATATTTAGCACCCTCAGGGAGGATGATATCCTCGCCTCTATTCTTGACCCTGACCTTCCATAGTCGTCTCCACTGCTTGAGCTTATCCATGCTTGTGGTATTAGTCTCCACCACTCCGCCGACATATGAACGATTTTTAGCCATGTCTCTCTGTAGCTGTTCCATTGCGCGCTCAAAAAGTATCCATTCCTTGATTTTATCTCCGATGCCTATCATTCTCTTTGACGAAAAGAAGTCTGGGATAAACCACGCCTTGACCTGCTCGGTGGTATAGACCACCTTGAGACCCTTATCGGTCATGGCCTCATAGCGTAGTATCTCTGAGCCGTCCTCCGAGAATATCGGTTTCACCGCTCCGGAGTTTAGAGCGACAATGCGCACATCTCCCGCCTGCACAGTCTTGATGAGCACCGGAGCAAAACCGGTAAACTCTCGCTGACCTACCAGACGATAGATGAATGCTCTCCATGTCATCAGCGGGTTAGGTTTCTCAATAAGTCTATTGAGTATATGTCCTGTTACCTCCTCAACCTTGCCGTCCTTTCTGAGCCGATACACACCCCAGTCAGCCGATGACGCCACCTGCGCTATCTTAGCCACAGCGATATGCACCATACCCTTGTCTGCATCAGATATAGTCAGCGTATTATCTGAAAGAGCTTGCATGATGGCCTCTCCCACAGCGTCACTCGTAGATTTAGTCTCTGATTTTTTGAAAAATGAAAATATATCCATAGTATAATTTTAGCTTTTAGGTCTTAAAATTAAAGTGTCAAGCGACCAGTGGCAGTCCGGTATCCTCGTCTCTCAACTGCATCGCTATCAGCAGTGCCATGACGAGGTCAAAGTGCCGTGTGGGTAGCGGTGTAGCGCTCGTCACATCCTTATCAGTGTATCTATACAGCTCATCCAGCGTATCAGCATCGTGTAGCAGTATCCCGCCGTCTAGGAGTATCTGCCTGAAGTCTCCAACGAGCTTCGCCTTGGAACTAGCAGTGGTCACCCACCCGAGCTTCTTGAGCGCTCTATCCCTCGCCTCATCCAGCGTCCTCATGCGGTATATCTCGCCATCATACTCCTGTTTCAGCACCCCCAGCACCTCGTGCCCTGTGTTATTCCGCTCTGGAGCAATAATAGCCATATTGTAGTACCTGCCCCATTCACACAGAAGTTTCCCGAAGTCAGTGCCGTCTATTCTGTTGTTCTTAAAAACCGCCACCTGCTCAAATGGATACACAGAAAAGTCAATAATCTGCGCTGTCTGGCTATCTCTACCGACCCCCTCTGATGTATCTGCGCCTATACCATAGCGATGCCCCTTGATTGCTTTCTTATATACCCGTAGTCCAGATGTCGTCTCCCTATACTCCATCGGCTCATAGGCACGCACGAGCAGTCTGCGCTTGAATGCCGTATCACCTATTTTCTTTGGCTCGCACAGATACTCCTGCTCATAGCTTTCTCTTTTTTTAAGAGTTTCCAGCGATATCACCCACCTGTCCTTGGGTCGGGTTTTATTGATTTTCTCAGCTTCCTCATCGGTAGCGACATACTTATCCCACCACAGTATCACGCCATCCTTCTCTATCGGCAGTATCCGCACACGACCGCTTTTCTCCTGTATGATTTTGTGGACATTACCCGCCTCGGATATATAGTTTCCAAGATTTATGATTTTTCTCCTCGCCTGCGCCATACCGTCTATCGCCTCCAGACGATACTTCCATATTTTCTCCGTCTCTACCAGACTGTCCAGTGTTTTAGCATTTTCAAAGTCATCTGCGATGTATAGGTCAGGTCGCCTCTCCTGCTCCACCGCACCGCGGATAGACTGTAGCGCTGACCACGCCTGCAGTCTTACACCGTGGCGTGTCGTAAACACGCTCATGGTCTGCTGACGCTTAGTCGCCTCTCTCGCCCTGCGAGAGAATACATTCCCATAGGTCGCCACCACTCTCGGGGATATAAGCATATTATATATATCAGTCACAAAGCCACGCGAGTTTGATTTATCTTTGCTGGAGACTATCCCATAGTCGTAGAGCTGATACAGCGTAGCATATACAGTCGCCAACTTGACCTTAGAGGTCTTTGCATTATCCCGAGCCCCGAATAGGGACAGCTCGTGATACTTGAGCGCGAATAAATCAACGAGGTCGCAGTCTATCTCCTCGTGGAACGGCGCATCTACATATTTGAAAAACTGCGGGAAAAACCATCTCTGCCAGTAGTAAAACTTAGAGTAATCATTCTCTCCATTGGGGCGGAAAAACTCAACGATGAAGTCGTCGTCTGCGCTACTGAGTAGCTCGTATATCTCGTCCGCTTTATTTTTCAAAATCTTTTCTGTCATAGTTAGCTTTACGAATGAGCACACGCTCAGCCAGCACGGAGCACTCATAGCATATGGGTATCTCCACTGTGAAGCCCGTTGGGTACCTAATGGTCATTCTCCCCATAGTCTTACGCCCGCACGAGCAGGTCTCATTGAGTGGTGACGATACGCTATCTTTCCATTTCATACTGATTTCTTGATGAGCTCCCATGCCTGCTTTGCCTGCTCAGGTATATCCTTAGGCGTGTCTTTTTCCGTTTCCCCGGCGAAACGACCCAGCGCGAACTCTTGCGGGAGTTTGCTCTGCAAAAATCTAAACGCCAGACCCGGATTATCCGGGAGATTTTTAACGACCGTATTCCTTGCAATAAACACCGGATTTGACTTCAGCTCCTTGCGATACTCTGCAAGCTCTGGATATTTTTTGAGATAGGTGCGCAGGGAGTTTAAGCTGACACCCGCAAAGTTACTCGCTTCTACATCTGACGCGCCTATCCTCCACGCCGAGACCAGCTTATTCAAAATAGCCCACTCTCTCTCGTATGACGAGGCATTGAATGGATATCTCCCTGCATTTTTTGACCCTCTTTCCTTGATTTCTTTTTCTCTCTCTTTTAGGATATTCACATATATGCGCTCAAGACGGACATCTTTCATCTGCTCCTCGCCCTCAGCTACCGCCAGCTCCATGCGCTCTATCGCGTGGGATAACACCTTAGGCACAAGAGCATATGACCGTTTTTTCTTTTGCGAGCGTGTTTGCTCGGTTTTTACCTGCGCGACTTTTTTCGCTTTCCTAAAAGTCCCTATCGGTGCTTTTTCTTTTTTAGTCCTCGCCATAGATATCCTTTAGCTTATCAAGTGTTTTCTTGATTATCTGCTCTATTCTCTGCCGACTGACCGTCTTACTCTTGACGCCATTAGCTTCCAGCATCTCGGCTATACGCGCCATAGACATCGGCTTGGTAGTGATATCCATAGATAATCTAGCCCTGATGATGGCATACTCCTCATCTGTCAGCAGTGGACGAGCACGAGCTAGGAATGTCCGGGCGTAGTCTTGATTGAGTTTGAATGTCCTGTATGCGCGCACCATCTCCTCGTAGCATTGCACGAAGTTTTTTGCGCTTCTCTCATGATAATTCATATTGTCCATATATCATCTTTTAATGATTTATTTGGGGGCAGGTCACCTTTCCAAAACACAAGTATATTCTGATGTCTTTTACCGACCTTTCTCCCAGCTGTAAAAATCTTGTTTGATGATATGGCAAGCGTGCCTATGGCATTCACAAGTATTATCTCGTTGTAGTAGTGCGCCCCCCCAGACACGAATGCGTCTATTGTATCTGACACGAAGTTTCTATATGCACCCGCTTTTTTATCTCGCACTTCTCCTACCACAACAACTGCAAACCTATTATTTTTCAGGGTGTCCAATGCTTTATGTATTATCTGCTTATATTTATCTAAAAATACATCATACTCCATTGTAGATAGGTCTCTCTCATCGTCTGAGTAAACCTCTAGGTCTGCATATGGTGGACAGGTAAAAATAAAATCAAAAATACTTTTATGAAAATGTTTATCTATATTGATGGCGTCATCATGTATCCACTTAGGTTTATCTTTATCTTTGAATATCTTATCTGCTTGCGCTATATTAGCATCTACCTGCTCCTTCCTAAGCTCTATGCCATGATAATCATGTCCCGTATGCTGAGCCACTACCCCTCTGACACTCCCGCCTGCAAACGGGTCTATCACTGAACCACCGCGCGGGACAAACCAATGATACATGACCTCACACAGCACCGGGTCAAAGACTGATGTCCCTGACTTCATAGCACCACTAAGCTTGCGCGACCCATCCATTCTCTTAGCCATATCTCTTAGGCCACTGCCAAGCAGACCATCATCTCGCCCTATCTCACTTTCTATGCCAAGTGATATCCACCTGCGTTTCCTGTCCTGCCAGTCAGCACTAGTCGTATCCAGTATACTGAATGGCGATACTATGAAGCGCTCAGATAGTGCGCCAATCTCATAGTCATGATATTTCTCATTATCCTTTGATATCTCATCTCTGATGTATCCTGTTATGTCAAAAAGCTCATTATCCAAACTGTCCAGCTCTGGCATCACTATGTTGTCATCTATCTCGGTGAGAGAGTTTATTTTATTATCCGCAATACGATACGCTCTCTCCTCATCCGGAGAGAGTTTTCTAGTTTCTGGTGCTCCGCTTATAGTCCTACCGCTCTCATCTATCACCCATGCTTCCTTTAGGTCTAGCTCGTCCTTGTATCTCTGATACGCTAGCCACCTCCCATGTCCTACTATGATATATCCGTCCTTTCCTACTTTAATCGGCTGTTGCCACCCGAAACGCTGTATACTTCTGGCGATAAGCTCTATCTGCTTGTTGGTATGTTTTTTTGCATTATTAGGATACTCCTTGATAAACCCCTGCTTCATGCAGATATTATATCATGCAAAAATAAATTTGTCTTGTGTGGATATCTATACTCTGTCTATCTCCCCGCAAACCACATCATATATCATCCTGAGCTTATCGTCCCGGATATGACTATGATAGTCATCAGCTAACCTATATGCATAGTATCTCGCACCGCTCTTTCCGGTAACTATAACGCGCTCCAGCATGCCTTCATTGTCCTGATACATCTCAGACATACGCGCGGGTATTTCGTATGATACGAAACCCCAGAGGTCTAGCTCTACACAGTAGACCTCGCCCATGAGCTTCCAAAGCGGTATATAGTCTGCACTGTTTCTTTTTTTCTCCTTGATGAGCTGGTAAAATATGGATTGTTTTTGTGTTAGTTTTTTCATGATGATTTTTTTAATTTTTTGTAAATATGTTTGATAACTTCCACCGTCCAGCCATTCCCCAGTGTCTTGTATCTCTGCGTATTGCTGATTTTTATTTTTTCTCCTTTTTCGTTTATGCCGTATG